TTCCCATAGGTCTAAGTAAATTCATTGCATTGTATGCATCTTGCGTGAATTTCAAAGCAGTATCGTTGTTGTCAAAATAAGTCAATGGATTAACACCTTGATCTTTTGCAACCTTAATTAATATCTGGGACATTGCTTTTGCGTTGGCTTCTTTGAAACCTATTTTTTGAAGTTTAGTATATACAACATCAAATTCTTGAGGATTTATTTCGTCATCTACCATCAACTCAGATAATATTGTTGAACTTGCTTCTGGTAAGGGAAAATCAATGGTTGCATTTTCAAGGTATGCTGTTAACACACCTTTGTTAATTTCATAAGAAACTTCGTTACCAAATGTTGTGTATAGAGAAACTGACATTAACCGCCGCCTCTAGTAGGTGGATCTTGTTCTTCGGCAGGAGCCGCGGCTTGATCAGATTCAGCAACAGGTGATTTATTGTTGCCTGTAACAATGTCTTTAACAGCATCAGGATTAGTATCTAACCACCTAATGGCTGATTGTCCTAGTGAACCCAATGCGGCATCTTTGACATCTGCGCCTGTAATTGCCGCTGATAAAGATGCATCAAGTAAATCTCCAAACCAACTTTCTCCAAATAAGCCTCCCGAAGTATCATCTTCAGGAAACGTAGCGGCTTCTCCATATACAGATTGTAATGGCCCAGAATCATTCTCGTCGTTGTTTTGATTTTGTTTGTCAGTTACATCGCTAGGATCTGGTGCCGGGTCGCCACTCTTGGTTTCATCAGTTTGTTCAGAATCATCACCAGTACCATCTCCACTGCCACCATCTTCTGCTGAAGCGGATACCTGAGTACTTCTTGTGAGTAATAAATCACTTGAGGCAGGAGTTAAAAATTCTAATCTCTGTTGCCCCTGAGCACCGTTATCGGATAAAGCATCTTCCATTATAGGATCTAATTCGTGTGCAGGACCTTTGAACTTAGCGGCTGACGGATCAAATCGATCATAGTCTTCTGCGCCTAAACTGAAGTTTGCAACACTGTGAACAGTGAATTTTTCATATTGAAATTCTAAACCAAATTCAAATGCATTGGAATCAGCATAATCTAGTGGTGCAGGTGTAAACCTAACCAAATACGGATTTATTAAACTATACTGTATACCTCTTTTACCATGATACAGCACATAATCTATACGTTCAAAAAAGTGTGATGTTTCTTGAATATTTAATCCATCTGAATTTGAATCAAAAGCACCAGTAAACTTTGTCATGCCAGAGTCTTCTGATGGACCTGATTGTGAACCTATCATGTCAGTTCCACCTGTGGATTTGCCACGATTACTACCACCTATATCTCTTCTTTCAGGGTCAGTACCTTGCTCTTGATTGCGAGGATCCATGAAGTGATAAGAAAAATATTTCATTAACACTGAAATCCATTCATTACCTACTGTATCATAAACCTGCATAGTCACAGGGTTATATTCTCTACCAGTGAGTTTTATACTTTTTCTATTGAATGAATTTTTAGTTTCAGTTTGAAAATTTATACTAGGTAAATCAGCAGTTTTTACCAAACTGCTGATTGTGGTACGAAATTCGTTTTTAGAGGATTCACCATACAACGAACCAAAAAATTCTCTGTTGAGAATAAAGTTGACGTAACCCTGAAATTTTTGCCTGACAGGGTTAACATGGGGTCTATATCTATAGGCATTATGGAAGTCTTGAACATAAAATTTCTTACCTCCAAGTGAGCCAGAGCCAAATAAACTCAAGACACTAACCCCCTGTTATTATGATAATGGGCTTGGATCGTTTAAGTCAACGGACGGGTTAAATGCTCCACCTAGTGGTCCTGTAACTAATCCATTAACGTCATTACTACCTTGATAGTGTCCAGCATTATCGTAACGAACCTGTAAAATAATTTGTACTGGATCATTTGCACTGTAATCACTGTCACTGTAGTCAACGTTTGTTAAGAAACAACCTTCTAGGAACCAAACTTCACTAGCACCTGCATTAACACCATCTAAGATTTCAATTTGCATATCAAACTTATAGTCGTTACCTGATGCTGGAGATGTTTGTTGGAAATGATTTAACTGACGTTGTACTTGGGCACCTACTATCTTAGCGACGCCATTTGAAATGTCGTCTCTTAATGTGACAGTAACTTGCTCCCAAGAATGCTTACCTTGTACATACGACTTAGAGTTGTAACTATCTAAGATTACTTCTTCGTATGTGATCTTTGGTCTAGTAACACTTTGCACATTCTGCGTAAAGATTCTAGACTCTGGCTCGCCACCAAAACCACCAAGCATTGCAACTCTAAAGCGATACTTGAGTTTCGGCATTAAAATACCGGAACCTGTAGATCCACTCAAAGGTACACCGAACTTGCTTCGGGTTTCTATTCTGTTAATTTCATCTGCCATTGTGTTCTCCTACGAACTTTAATTATATACGAATATTTATCAGATTTAGGTCAAAATCATTAACTCTGCATTTAATTCGCTCAATAAAAAGGGCGGAAACCCGCCCTTTTCAAGTTATATAATAACTTAGTTGGTTTGACCCAATGTGTTTTGTACACGAATCGGAATGTAAATAAACTCAACTGCTTTTACTGGTTGCACAGCAATATCAATGTAAAGTTCATTTCTGTCAATCCTTGCTGGAGTGTTGTTTGAGCTATCACAAACTGTTACAAAGTCATAAAGACCACGTTGTGATACTAGATTACCTAAGAATCTATCAACCAATACTTTAGCATTCTGACGTGTAATTTCATCGTTTGGTTCAAATAAGAATGGCTTAACGATATCGTCAAGTCTTTCTCTGAGATATACAACCAATCTGGCTACATTAACTCTATCTAATGCACTTGAATTTCCTGAAAGTGTTTTTTGTCCAAACACTGCTAGGCCTCTGCCTGGGAATTGTGCAATAGGGTTGATTCTATTAATGTATAAACTATCTCTTTGACCTTCACTTAAACTTACAGAAGTAAATTCACCTGTATCTGGATCAATGTAACCTACGCCACTTGCATTACTAACAACACCACGTTGGAAACCTGCTGGTGCAAACCATGGGAATGCCACCTGGTCGTTAAACGCAATAGTTCTTAATGCAATATGTGATGCTGGTACAACTACATCGTTACCTGCTAAGTCACTTGTTTTACCATGTGGATAGTAAACAGCCGCATAATCGTTGTTGATGGCTAAGCCTTCTTCACCGTTTGATGCATTGTTTGCATTTGTTGCCCATGCCGCTGTACTTGTAGCGTCTGCTTTAAGTCTTAAAGGAGCATCGCCAATTACAAATGCTGTTTCTTTTCTATTTCCACTTAGAGAAATCATTGGTCCCATAAGCTCAGGATAACCTGGAGCGGCAATTAAGTTAAATCTGTTAGATTCATTTCTGATTTCTTGATTTGAATTAATTGCTGATGTTAATGATTTAACAACTGCTTCTCTTTGTGCCTTTCTTAACAAGTAAGGTGAACCATCATCTTTATTACCACTGTAGTCTACCCATCTGCTACCAATAGCAACTGAACCTGCACTGTGATTTACTGTCCATCTCTTAACGTTACCACCTGAGAATCGCTTATTCCAACCTAATATATTGTATGGATATAAACTTGGAAGTGGTGCGTCAGCATCTAGTGATGCCGCAGAAGGTGATACTCTAAAGTCAGCAAACAAAATACCGTCGCCGCTGTCTTGATCTGTAGAGTCAACTAAAATCCAATTACCACTATTTCTCTTGTAGATCTTTGGATAATTTTCTAAATCAGCACTGCTAATCCATAAATCGCCATCTACAAGTGAACTTGTGCCATCTGATTGAACACTTGGCTCTGAAGCCGCAATGTTAACATCATATGGATAAGTTGCCCAAGTACCTGCATTGTTATATAAAATATCAATAGATGAATTGCTGACTGAGCTATCGTACCATAAAGTACCATCTGCTAAACTGCCAGTAATTTCATTTGCACTTGCTGTAAATGATGGAGATTCCCAATTACTATAACTGGAATTAAAGTTAAGTTCTGATGTTGGATCAAATCCACTACCTAATGAACCGTTTTTAATTCTAACATCCTTACCGCCTGCTACTGTAATTGCAATACGTCCTGAAACGTTAGCAACTGATACTAAATCTGAACCTGTTTGTGATGGAACTGCAACACCAACAGCATCTTGTATAGCAGTAATAACATCGTCAAGTGTTAAGTTACCGTCATTGTCGCTGTCTTTGTCATACAAAGTAACAGGAATAACACCGTTAACTGAACCATTAACAACGTCGTTGTCGTTAACAATAATTTCAAATGCTGTAGAACCGCTTACATGAATTGCATTTGCCCATGTTGTTCCTGCTAATGAGCTTGTTGAGTCAGCAACTAATGATGTTGCACCGTTGTGTCTCTTAATTGCAATTTCTGCTTTACTACTGTCATAGTCAATCCAAATATCACCTGCTTTTACATTAGGATAAGCACCATATGCTTCATATGAATTTACTTTTCCAACAACAGATTCTTGAACAAATTGTCCTGTAGATGCATTATATCTCTTAAGAATGATATCTGTACCGTTGTTTGGCCTTGATATTTGTAGGAATAAGTCACCTGTTGACAATGCTCCGCCACCACTTTGAGTAGCAGGTATTGCTGTGTGAGGACCTACTTGGAAATCATGTGAACTATTAAATGTACCGTTGTTATCAATTAATAACCATGCACTTGAAATCTTTTGGTATAATTTAATAATAGATTGTGTTGAACCAGTTGAAGTAACGTAAACAACTGCATATTGACCGTTCTGACCAAATGAGCTTAATGGTACGCCACTTGAAACATCGTTTGCACCTGGAATTAACACTGATTGTTTAACCCATGCACTACCACTCCATCTTTTAAGACCCCAAACTGTGTCATCTGAATCTAACCAGTATGAACCGTTTGAAGGTTTTGCAGTTGGTGCCGCGGCACTTGGATTTAATTCGTCTAAATCAACATCTGCTCTTAGAACGTATGCTCTATTTGCGATGCCTAAGAAACTGTATGCGGCCATCAAGCCGTATTCGTTACGCTCGTCGCCGTGTAGAGGAGTACCCCCTAAAGTTTTGAAAGTTGGATTACCATAGTTAGAAAGTAACTCTCTTTGACTTGTGATAAGTTTTACTTTGCCTTCGTGCGTTGCTGTTGTAAAAGGAGCAATGCCTCCTGCTGGTGATGCTTTGTCTTTGGCTGTTGCAACAACAATCAAAGGTACAGTGCCTGTTCCAGCAGATGCGTAAAAACTCTCATCGCTGAGTGTAATACTAACGCCTGGTGATACTAATTCTGCCATAATATTCTCCCAATTTAATGTTAAATGGTTACTACTATTTATGAAAAATAGCAAATATTATGGCGTTTTGAAAAGTATTAGGTGGTATTAAGTGGTATTAAATAGATTTAAGATGAGTAAATTCGCCTGTTTCCCAATTTCGTATACTATCAACTTGCTTGTATAGGTCTTCTAGTGTACCGTCATTTTTGATTATAAAATCAACTGGATATCCTGCCCAATTCCATTCACTCTCATGAACGTCCTTGTATCTTGTTTCCATTATTTTACGTGACACTGCATTTGTTGATGCAGTTTTTGCTACTTCAAACCATTCAGGCAATTCTCCACGTTGTACCCAAATAATTTTACCACCCATTTGCTTGATCAAATCTAGTTCATTTGTGAATCTTGCGTCGCTAACAACAACACATGGTGCATTTTTTGTCAGTTGCAATACTCTATATTCTAAACTGCTTAACCAAATATCTTGATGAAAGTGATTACGCATTACTTCTGTGCCCATTAATTGTAATGCTAAACGTGGTGTAAAATTAGGCACGCCTAATCTTTTACTCCAATACAAATCCGGAGTTTCTCTGAAGTCTCTGCTCTCTACTGTGTCGCCTTCAACTAAATGTCTAGGCCAACCAAAAACACTTGCACATAAATCTTTTAATGGTGCCGCAAAACTGTCTTGTATACAACCTCTTTTAACAAATTCTTGTGCGACTGTGTCTTTACCGGAGCCTATAAAACCAACAATACCGATAATCATAAATTTTAACCTATTACAAATCCTAAAGGACTATTACCTTCTTCCATATTATGTACACTTTGAAGTAGTGCTTCAATTTCAGTTGCACCTTCTGTCTTTAATGTTTCACCGTTTAACTGAATAGCACCGCCTGCTCCAGGAAGTCCGCCAGCATACTTACTACGAGCTTCACCTAAAATCATTTTAGATTGAGCAAGTGCATAAGAACCTAGCCAGTTACTAGCATACACATCACCTAAGAGAATATCTTCTGGAATAAAATTATAAACACCTACTGCAATTTCTTCGTCTGTAGAAACATTACGTAAAATTTTAAGTATTTTTGTGTTTCTATTCCATAAGAAGTTGTATTCACTGCCAAATATTCTACCAATGGTTTCTTTATATTGTGAGAATGCATCAAATGTTGCAAGTCCGCCTATTTGGCCTGCATTTAACAGATACATGTTATTGAATGCCACATCAAAAGGATCAAAGTTTACACCAGAACCAGAACTGCTACCAACGCCTCTTCGGTAAAGACGTCTAACTTCTTGTACTTCATTTGGTAAAGTGTAGTCTTGTACGCCTATTTGTGTTTGTAAAAACATAACACTTTCTTCAACACTGCCCGAACTGAGCTGTCTATAACGTGCTATTGCTTTATCAACAGCAACGTCATAATGTTCTCGGTCAAGTTCAACGTCAACTATACCGTCTGCAAGACGTAATCTAATTTCTGAAATTAAATCGTCTCTATTATTATATCCTATTTGATCTTTTGGCATAACACTATTTATCACTTTTTAAGGCTAAAAAGCCTTGAGAATGATAATATGCTCATTGAGTCTACCATTTAATCTAGTGTCTGTTGTTTTGATATCATCAAATGCTTTTTGATATTTTGTTTTTGCGTTACCCTTAAACAGTTTTAGTTGTTCTGCTGGCTTACGCAAAGTTTTTTGTAAACTTTTGGCTTCATCAAATTGATGTATGGTAGTGCCTTTTACACTAAGACCCATGTGCAACCCACCTACTTTGTAAATGCCAATCTTTCTATTTTTAGTATTGAACACCCAAATCTCAGTAGCATCTATAATCTCAACTGGATTAATACTAGCAAGTCCCAAAGTAGGTTCGTTGGCTTTATACTTGACCTTGCTTACTAGTTTTTCTCTGCTGACTGCTTTAGGTTTACGTGGCTTGCGTTTTGCTTTGCCTGTTTCAATAAATGTATCACATGCTGAGTTAATTTTTTCTAAGAAACCGTGATACAATTTACGCAACTTTGCGTCTGTATAACTGTACCCTTCTTTGATATCTTCATTTTTCCATTCTAGTAACTCAGTTGCTTCTTCATATTGATGTGCAAAATCTTCTTTGATAATTTTAGCATGGTTAGGCTTAATGATGCCACCATTGAATGCTCTCATCTCATTGTAAGGGTCAAACTTTTTCAAATCAAAACTTTCATAAAAGATTTGATCAATGTATCCTTCCCACTGACCGCAAAGTTCTTCTACTTGGCCTTTCATACGTTCTTGTATACTGATTACTTTTTTAGGTTTGTCCTCAGCCTTCTTTTGTTTTTCTTCTATGATTTCTTCTGCTTTGTTTTGAAGATCAGGAATCTTCTTAAGCAGGTGGCCTTTCATCTCTTCAGACATGTATCCTGTTTTCGACCATATGTAAGTGTGCTTGGCAAAACTTCTAAACCAAACATCAGGAACTTTCTTCAATTTTTTGATTAGGTCTTTGTCAAGACCACTTTCCTTGTCAAGCCAGGTTGCTACAGTAGCATCTGTTTTCTTGTCAGGAATCTCATAGTGAACAAAATATTCAAACTTACGATAAAGAGAAAGTCTCTCCTCATCAGTTTTAGCATTGTTGATGTCTTGCCAGTTGGGCTCCGGCATCAAGTAAATATTTTTCTTTGAAGGTCGTTTAGCCATATATGTTGTATCTACATGTGTAAAAGTTAATTATACACGTATTTTATTTTGTGTCAACAACTATATATCAAATTTTTGGTTATTTGCCCCTGCTAAACTTTGTATTGTTGTTAAAAGGCAGATCATTTGCAAGAATATTCTTCCAAATTTCAATAGTTTTGTCTAATCCATCTGACAGTTCTACCTTAGGAGACCAACCAGTTGCATTTGTTAATTTTTGATTTGAACTGTTGAGTAGATATATTTCACCGTGTCTCACAGGCTTGGTATCCCAATATATAGTACCAGTCCATCCAATCTTGTCAGCAATCATGTTTACATAGTCTTTGATCTTGATTGCATTATCTGGACCTAAGCAAAATATTTCACCAGCAACTTTATCAGGATTACGTATCACTGTTTCCCATGCATCAAGTAAATCATCAATGAATATAAAGTTTCTATATGGTTCTCCATAGCCTAAATTGATTTCATTTGGATTGGTTAACATTTGATAGATAATTTGCTCAGTAACAAAGAAGTTGTTATCTTTTCTACCGTATGCATTTGTTTGCCTAATAATTGTGTATGGCAGATTGTAACACCTACCTGCATATTCCAAATATTTTTCGCAACCATATTTGGCAACGGCATAGGGGGCATTTGGATTAGGTTGTGTGTCTTCTGTGAATGCCCAAATATCATCAGGCTCTTCATTGCCATCTGCAATAAGATCGCTAATAGGTTGCCAGCCATACACTTCCATTGTACTTGCAAACACAAAATTTTTGAGATTTTTTAATTCTCTGCAACTTTCAATTAAGTTTACTGTGCCTACATAGTTGATTTCGCTAAATGTAATTTGCTCATAGAAACTTTGTTCTACTTCTGTTCTAGCGGCTAAATGAATAATTAAATCCGGGTCAACACGTTTGAGTTGATTTTTAACTGCTAAATGATCTCTGAGATCATGTTCTAGTGCAAATATTTCGTGTTCTGCTTCTAATCGTTTTGTCATGTGCGACCCGATAAAGCCATCTGCACCAGTGATAAAAATTTTCATGTGTTGTGTCCTGTAATTAACATCTAACTATTTATAGTTACACTAAAACTCAATAGCATTCTTTTGATTAAAAATTTTCTGATAAATAGTAATATGCCAAGACTAAGTTTATGGAATCCAGTAAAGCAAAACGACTACAAATTTATAGATAGAATTGTAGGCGAGCATATCTATGCGGGTGGAACTGGTGTCCATGTACACAAATATTTAGGCGTTCATGCTGAAAATGACGGTAGTGATCCTACTAGACCGAGCAGTGCAAATAATAACTCTGAAGTTTTTATTCAAGATTTATTGTTTTTAGAAAACAGAGATAGAAAATACAGCAAAGATATTTTTGAATTGCGTGGACAGTATAACATGCAAGACAATGACTTTGACTTGACTCAGTTTGGAGCATTTTTAGCAAACGACACACTATTCATGAACTTTCATATAGAAAGCATGGTAGAAGCAATAGGTCGTAAACTTATGCCTGGAGATGTATTAGAACTTCCTCACTTGCGTGACGATTTATTATTAGGCAGTGATGATGCAATAAATCGTTTTTATGTTGTACAAGAAGGTTCGAGACCTGCTGAAGGTTTTGATCCTAATTGGTGGCCGCATTTGTGGAGAGTTAAACTTGGTCCAATAAGTGACAGTCAAGAATACAGAGATATACTTGGTACAGGTGAAGAAGAAGGCGATCTAAGAAATTTAATTAGTACGTATCAGAATGAAGTTAAAGTCAATGATGCTATCTTAGAACAAGCAGAAAATGATGTACCATACGATCCTCAATATAGACAAACTGCACATTTGTATTATGACGAAAGTGTCAAAGACAAACCAGCAGTAGGTGTTGGCACTTGGGCAGGTGGAGACGCACCGAATGGAATCAGTGTTGTCGGAAGTGGAGAAAAATTCCCTACTAGTGGTGTAAATGATGGCGATTATTTCTTAAGAACAGATTTCAAACCAAATAGGTTATTTAAGAAAAAGGGAACTCGTTGGATTAGAATATCAGACGATAACCAAAGTCAATGGGCCGCGGCAAATAAAATTCTCACTTCATTTATTAACAATGACAACTTTAGTGTTGCAACAGACGGCGAAGTAACTAATGAGAAAACTAATCTTAGTAAAGTTGTTAAGCCAAGGACGGACAATTAATGTTTGGAAAATTATTTAAGGATACAAAATTGAACAGAGAAGCAGTATTTGAACAGTTAAAAATTGATGAAGGAGTAGTTTATGAAATCTACAACGATCACCTCGGTTACCCCACGTTTGGAGTTGGTCACCTTGTCCTCGAAAGTGACCCGGAATATGGACAACCAACAGGAACTCCAGTTGAGGAGCAAAGAGTTAAGGAGTGTTTCGAGAACGACCTTGACATTGCCATCGGAGAATGTAACGCTCTATACGAAGGAGGGGAGTTTAACGACTTACCAGACGAAGTCCAGCAGATCCTGGTTAATATGATGTTTAACATGGGTAGGACACGTTTAAGTAAATTCAAAAAAATGCATGCCGCTATATTAGAAGGCGATTGGAAGACAGCCGCAGTAGAGGGCAGGGATAGCAGATGGTACAAACAAGTAACGAACAGAGCCGAGAGACTGATGTCGAGGCTAGAGAACGTCTAACAGAAAGAGCGTTCAAAGTTTTAGAGCAAGGCAACCCTAAAGGTTGGTTTTGGTGTTCTGACAGACGTGACTATTATAGATATCATGACTGGATGGAAAAGACAGGAATAGGAAAGAATGGCAGGTAAAAATTTAGATTATTGGTATGACGAACAGATAAAACGTTATCTGATCCAACTTGTCAGGATCTTCTCAAATTTTAAGGTTAGAGAAAACACTGAAAAAGGTGTAAACTATAATCGTGTACCTGCACGTTATGGCGATGTCAGCAGAATGGTTGCACACATATTGCGTAACAATTCAGAAAACACAATTAACAATGCTCCTATGATAACCGTAAGCATAGGCAGTTTGGGTATAGCAAGAGAAAGAACACAAGACCCATATCTAATGGATACACAACAAGTTGCTGAAAGAGAATGGGACAGAGAAAATAATGTGTATACAAGTGAGCAAGGAAATTTGTACACAACAAAAAGATACATGCCTGTTCCATACAATTTAACTATTCAGGTAGATATATGGACTACTAACACTGATACCAAATTACAATTACTTGAACAAATTATGGTATTGTTTAACCCAAGTATCCAGTTACAATCTAATAGTAATCCATTAGATTGGAGTAATGTATTTGAAGTAGAACTTACAGATATAAATTTTAGTAGCAAAAGTTTACCTGCAGGTGTAGACGAACAAATTGATATTTCAACCTTAACGTTTGACGTTCCAATTTGGATTTCGCCGCCAGCAAAAGTGCAAAGACAAAAAATTATTCAAAAGATTATTGCAGATATTCATAGTGTCAAAGACATAGATTCTTTGGGTATTACAGATGATTCATATTATGATTTCTTTGAGCATTGGGACGAAACTGCACAAGTTGTTATAACTCCAAATGATTATAGACTACAAGTAGCAAATGGTGGTGTGAAATTAGTAACTACACAAGGGCAACCAACTAAATGGTCAGACTTGATAGAAATGCAAGGGGAGTTAAAAGCCACAAGCAGGTTAGAATTAAATTTATCTAGCGATATGGACGACCAAACACAACTAGTAATAGGAACTGTTGTATCAAATCCTTTAGATGAAACGTCTTTAATTTTTAACGTAGACGTTGACACATTACCATCAAACACACTTAGTGACATTACAAAAATTATTAATCCACAAACATCTAGGCCGTCAAATGGACTTGATCCACAGGCACTAGGACAACGATATCTACTCACTGAGAACATTCTTGCGTCATTTACTGAGTGGGGAGGTATAACAGCAAACGAAAACGACATAATTGAGTACGACGGTAATCAATGGAACATAGTATTTGACAGTAGCAGTGTAAGTGATGTTGCTTATGTAACAAACTCATATACAAACGCACAATTTAAGTGGACTTCAAACAGTTGGATAAGCAGTTGGGAAGGAGAATACAATGGTGGTTACTGGAGACTAATATTATGATCAAAGCCGCTGGCGTTCTTTTTTTAGCAAAAGACACAGGAAGATGCCTACTACAATTAAGAAATAGTGATAAACGTTTTAAGCATACCTGGGGTTTCTTTGGAGGTATCATAGAAAAAAATGAGACTCCATTTGAATGTTTGAAAAGAGAATTAAGTGAAGAAATTGGTTTCATGCCTCAATTGGAAAAATTAAATCCAATAGACATATATCAAAGCAGAGATAAAAATTTTATATATTATAGTTTTGTTGCTGTAATAGAAAAAGAATTTTCACCTAAGTTAAACGGTGAGAGTGCAGGCTATGCGTGGGTAGATATAGGGCAGTGGCCTAGGCCTCTACATCAAGGTGCCAAAACAACATTGGGCACTAATGGCGGCACAGAAAAACTACACACTATATTAGACATACACACTGATTAAATAATGTATAATTGGAGTGATAGTGTCAAGTGTAATTGATTTCATATGTATTCGTATACAAGCAGAATTAGACAAGTTTGAAAAGACAAAAACAATACCACACGACCTATTAGACGGCATTTGGTCTATAGAGGACATTGAAAAATGTAAACCTCATATGACTAAAATTTATCAAAAAAGAGCAGATAAACTAATTTCTGAATACTCACAGAATATGAGTAAAGATTTATCTGTGCTCAGAGAGTCTTTGAAGAAAGAATATTCTCACAGTTTAACAAATGCCAGAACTAGAGACTCAGATTTTGTGTTTCCTAATATAATGAAAAAATATAGAACAGATATTAATCCTGTACGAGCATTATATTACGAAACAAGAAACATGGTTCGCCGATACAATCCAGAAAATTATAATCATCAGTGGTTAGCAGAATTAATCACAGACCGATCTTTTAATAATAGTATACTAGATGCTCTAGAACATGATATTAAACGTATTGAAAAAATATTAAAAAGATACTACTGGCCTCTATTAAAACTTAACGAAAAAGAAATCCCCCTAGAATTGTTTCATGCTAGACAACATATAAAAGATGCAAGATACTATTACGAATTTTTCCTAAACATGCAAGATTGGCAACCTGACGAATAGTATAAATATTACTATGCAGGATAGTAAAAAGATTGTACAGATTGCAGACCTGATAGATGAAAAACTTCAAAAAGAGCAGGAATTAGAATTCTATGAACAAGAATTAAAAAAACTTTTGTTTAGAATGTCTATGGTTCGTCAAGAAATTAATATAACCGAAACCATTATTAAAATGATACAAAACAACGAAATTCCTAATCTTGCTAAGAAATTTTTTACTTAGAAGTTTTTCTGTCAACACCATCCCAATCACCTTGTGGCATTGGGCGTGAGATCCTTTCTGCATATAAATCAGCCAGTGTGTTATTCCAGCCATGGTCTTTCATAATTTTAATTTGGTGGGCACAATCACTCCACAGTCTGTCTTGATAATAATCAACCATGCGTTCAATTGTTCTTGCGTACTTGTGATTATCTAAAATAGTATAAATTTTGACTGGTTCTGATTGGCCTTTTACAGCAATCTTGTCCAACATTACTGTGCCTTCAACACGTTCTATTTGTTTGAGGGTGTGCTCTGTAAACATAAAGAACACACCGTATTCTTTTGTTTGAGCTTCTAATCTTGCGGCGAGGTTAACGGAATCCCCCAATACACTATAATCAAATCTCTGATCCGAACCCATATTTCCCACCACTGCGTCACCGGTGTTGAGACCAATTCCAATACTAAGTTCCATAAGACCTTCATCACGTAATTCCTTATTTAATTTTGCCAATGCTGGTTCCATAGCCCTTGCTGTATCCACGGCTTGTTGAGCATGGTCTTCTATGTCGAGTGGTGCTCCCCATATTGCCATGAGAGCGTCTCCAATGTATTTGTCTACTGTGCCATTGTTTGCTAACACTAAGTCTGTCATGGGTGTCATGTATTTGTTGATCAGTTTGCCTAATCCTTGTGGGTCTGTTTTGAACTGTTCTGAGATAGGTGTAAAGCCACGTATGTCTGAAAACAAATATGTCATTGTTTTTGTTTCGCCACCTAACTGTAGCAGTTCTGGATTCTTTTGTAATTTTTTAACCATTGCAGGAGCAAGGTAATGTTCAAATTGTTTTTTGATTTGTTCACGTAACTTAAACTGTATCCAAAAGTTATTGAAACTTGCCTGTGTGAAAATCAAAAAGCCTGCTAACACAGGAAATGTTGCGTCAAACAACATTAAATTTGCTGTATAAGAGTAGGTACTGTAATAGCCAATTCCTGCTAAAATACCCAAGGAAGATATGCCACTAAACCAAATTGGTGCTTTATACACTGACATTGCTATTAAAATCATAGCACACAACGCACACAGAAGCTCTATAAGCGACGATAATTCAGATCTGGTAATGTTACTGCCATCAATAAAATTTTGTAGCATGTGTGCTTGTATATGCTGTGGGAGTATGTTGCCTCTCGGAGTGGGCACCGGGTTGGCAACACCTTCTGCACTCACACCCACTATAACGAACTTTCCACCTAAGTCAGGCAGTTCACTCGCATCTGTATATTCGTATTCTTCAAAAGTGTTGTTGAAACGAATATAGGCTGTTCCGTCTGGTTGTGTAACAATAGGTTCAAAAGGTGGTACTGCAAATTCTTGTACACCTATTTCTGATGTCTTTAACATATAACTTGGCTTCTGTGTATATGCTCTCAACATCTCAATAGCAAACGAAGGATATATTTTACCCTCTACACCAATTGCTAACGGATATGTTCTGGTTTGATTGTCTGGTTGTGGTGCTGATGCTATAACACCAATACCGTCAGCCGACTGTTCGAGTTCTGAAATATTTACGACGAGATTTGGCCAACTTAGCAAGAAGTCTGTCGGGTTCGAAGGACCTATTGTGGCCGTCCCAATGTGCGGGCCTGAACTCCTTATCCCTCTGGCTGAGGGAGTCTGGCTTAAAACGACTCCATTCTCGTTTATCCAACTCGATAAAATCGGGTCGCCTCCAAACCTGTCCGGTTCCGGAAACATAATATTCAGCCCTATAATGCCCCCATTCTGTGTTCTCAAATCGCTTATCAGTTGAGCAAAGTTCTGTCTCGGCCATGGCCATTGTCCCCAT